CATGGACTTGATAAACTTCTTCATACTATCCTCCTTCGTAGTTCCATCAGTTCTCGCCCAGACTATCATGCAAGTTGGGCAGAGTCAACTTTCTCCAGAACTTTTCTGCTGAACTCTCCGACACTTCGGACGCGCTTTGCGCCTTCAATGTGCTTGTTCCAATCTCTGGTGAGGAGGTATGCATCAGTGCCAGCCTTGAGAAGGTCGTAGTAATTCTCTGGTTTGTCATCGACCATCATGTCAGTCCAAACATCGGTTTTATCTGCGGTAAAAGTTAGTGAGTGATACCTGATACCATCTCGCTCAAGGCAAGCCGCTGTCAAATCTTCAGCCAACCCCGGATATTTCTTCCAGCCACGGTGAGTAATGATGTGCACCTTGTGACCTGCGTCATACACAGAGTTGATAGCGTCAACTGCTCCGGGGAACGGAGCGGTGGCGAAAATGATTCCGTCACGCACTCCATCCACCCAGAACTTGTGGAACTTACTGTTTGACCAACCCCAATCCTTCCAGAAGTCCCATTGAGTCGTACTTGCCTTCAGGCCTTCGTAGCCATTCAAGCGCAAGTACTTGTCCACTCCTGCGTGAAATGAGGAGATTACTCCGTCGTAATCATACCCGACGTGCATGGCTTAAAACCTTTTCCCTCAGGCTGTCGATGCTGTCATCGTTGAGGATGATGACGTTGAACGGCCAGTTGTCCAATCCGATTTCAGAGATATGGTCGTTAGCAGGTTCTACCCCTGGCCGAGTCACCCGCCAAATCTCACCTTGATACTTTCTGATTGCCAAAGCTTCGTTCTGAAATCGACAGTCGGTGAATACGTAATTCTTGCCAGGTTGAAGGCCGAAGAACGCCGCGTTCACCCAGATGTTTTCACCGAGGATGTTTCTTCCTACCTCTGTGCCCATTCTTTGGAGCAACCGGCGAACTTCTGGTCCAAATCCCGTAGCCTTGACACCATCCCAGCCCCAAGCATCAATAACATCTTGCAGATAAACGTAACTTTCTGTGTCATCCCCAATGATTGGGTTAAGTTCGTAAACTGCCTCCCGTAGCTTATCTGCAAAAGCCACTCTGACAAACCCGGCTTCTTCTACAAGAATGTCGGCTACAGTGTCTTTCCCAGACCTTGCATAACCGCTAAGTCCTACAATCATTTAATCTTCCTAACTACAATCATTCGAAGGTCAGGAATGCTCAATAGCTGTTCCCGAGTAATCATGGCTTCACAACCGTCGTAATCGATTAGACCGACTGTGTTGCCGTCGTACAACTTGTCAGCAAAAGCCTCAGAGTCATATCGTGAGGCATCCCATTCTAGAGTGATACACCAACCGGGGTGATTCTTGAGGAATAGCTGCATTCCGTCCCAAATCTTTGGCTCCGCGCCCTCGGCATCAATCTTGATTAGAGGGCGAGTCCATGGGCAGAAATTCCAGCTATCTAGAGTCTCAGTCTTGACAGTGATACCTTCATTACCAAGACTGGCTCCACCAGAATGACCTTCTGGGATGAACAGCCTTGAATCCCCGGCTTCATCTGACAAAGCGGTCGTCGTAATCAAAACGCTGACTCTGTTGATGGCAGCACTCAGCCTGAGCATGTCAACAAGCTTTGGATTTGGCTCAAAGGCCACCGTGTACAATCCGGCTTTTGCTGCCATCATCGTATAGTAGCCGACATTGGCACCAACGTCAATGAAGGTGTCATGTTTGTCAAACTGGTCAGACATCCATTTGGTGACCCACGACTCCCAGAATCCGTCTCGTGCATGTGGTGTGAATGCCTGGTCTTCCGGCTCGATATACAGCCAGAAATTAGAGAGATATCTGGCTCTCAAGCCGTGCTGGTCATAAACTGCCCTCGGCCATGCCCTACCAATAGCTTCAACTTCGTTGCGTGACTCGTATTGCATTATCGCTTCAATCCAAACTCTTCAATGTAGCGCCGAATTGTACGCTCATTGACTCCACAAAGCCTGGCAATCTGCTCTGGAGTCATCTTGTCTTTACAGTAACGGAGCTTGAGCCAAGTACGGCTCTTGTATAGGTCAGGCAATTTTATACCTCACAACTTCAATCTCAGCTTTTTCTGCGGCAATAGAGCAGTGCCTTGTGCCATGGCTGACATGCTTCCCTTGGACCAACTGGCAAGGCTTGCCGTTCTTACCCTTACATAGCCGTCCGAATGCAAGACATCTGTTAGGCTTCGGCTGCTTCTTAATCATTTCCATATTGCGGATTGGTCCTGCCGCATTGCGGTACTTCTTCCAATCCGCTGCCATTGGGTCCGTCTCGAACCCCAAGTATTTCGCGGCTCTGTCGGCAAGCATGTCCGCTGACAATTCCTCGCCGGTCTTCGCGTCCAGATACGAACAGGCTCCATGGCGAACTACTACGTCAGGCTGACCCTCAAATGCGGCCAGGGCCTCAAGGATGGTTGCGTAATCGCCCCAGTCCCGAGACCCTGTAACTAGAATAATGTAGCTCAATTAAGTCCTCGTAGTCTTTTTGTGGTATCCGAAGTAGGACAGGCCGAAGCTGTCACCTACGTCGTTGTCCGTCAGCTTGAGGTCAGGCCACTTCTTGTTGAAATAGTCCATCGTTCTCTGCTTCCGAATCTCTCTAACCTTGTTAGTGTACCACGACGCTGAGTACCCTGGGTAGTCAACCTTGAGAGCTTCTTTCTGAGCTTTCGTGAAGGATTTGTTCCCGATAAAATTCTGCCACTCTGTGGGCTTGATGTGGACAACTTCTGCATCGTGTCTAAGTAGTTCGCTCAGAATTGCTCCGTACATCAGACTCAGCTTAATTGTGACATCTACATTCCTGTTATTCGCAAGGATTGCGCCTTCCATTGCGATGTATCCGACATTATCAAATGTGTTAGATAGAGCGTGGAGCTTCTTTCCCGCATCCCGGATTCTTTCGAAGACATCTGCACCCTCGAAATTGATTTTACCCCAACGCTCTGGGCGTCGATTGTAGAATACACAGAATGCAAGCGAGTAAGTGGAGGCATCAATGCCCATTACACGGTTAGCCCGCTTTTTTGAGAGATTTGCTAGTCCCGCCATCGTAACCAATCATTTCAAGTAGTCGTGCTCTGTCGGACTTCTTATCCCCCGCCTCGCACGCCTCACACACCTTGCCGTCGTTATACCTAGACAGCTTAGTGTTGCAACCTTCTCTTTCACACGTTCGAATCGCGCCTTGCCGTCGCGCCTTCTTGTCGTAATACTGCTCCATCAATCGAGCATTAGTAGCTCTACGGCAGCATTCGTCTGAATGATACCTTTGATTATGAGTCCGTGGGGTGAATTCTTCGCCGCAACCCGGATTTGCGCAAATCCTTGTATTCACTAAATCTTCGGCACCTTCATGGCCTCAATTTGGATGGTGGCCTCTGGAGCATCGGCACTCCAGCATGTCAATTGCACGGGGCAAGCCGCGCAAATCTTGTTGTTCTTACGGAAAGGTCGGTTCGGCACTTCGCCATCCTCCCATGCAGCACGGACCTTTCTCAGCCAGTCAAGGCACTCTTCCAAGAATGCTTCGTTCTCTGGAGTCATCTCCACTGGGATAATCATGAATTCTTGAGTGTTCTTGTCCTCGTAGAACAAGAATCCCCACCTGCAATTCTCAGCCTTCATGTAGATGAGAAGTTGTAGGAGGTTATTCTCCTTTGGCTTACCCGTCAAATAACGGTGCTGGTAAGCTTCAGTTCTGGTTGTCTTGATTTCTCCAACCATCCGCTCCCCGTCGAAATTGACAATAAGGTCAATGTATCCACGAATCGGTGGGTCTTGGAGACGCATTTCCTTCTCAGTCTCTTCTACAATCCCGGCATCCTTGAAGACTTGCTCAATGCGGGTGTGGCCGAATGTTCCATTACTCATAATGGCAATGCCAAGGGCATCGCCCTTCTCTACGAAGTCAGCGCCGTCGAAAGCAATCTTCCAATAACGTGCACAAGTGGCATTTCCGTATCCCAACGAGCTAGGGGAGAACGTCTCTTTCTTCGTATACTTTGATTCTCGTCTCTGCTTAAGGTAAGCCTTAGCAAGAAGTTCCGCCAGAGCATTCGCATTGAATGCTGCTGACGGATTCCTAAACTTCAGCGCCTTTACGATTTCGCTTGGCATATTCCTATTCTATCACAGTCAACTGGAATTAGCCGAATTTAGCGGCATACTTCAGGCTGTCTACGAGCTTGTCGATTGCTTCCTTGGTGCTGTAGTAAATGTTTTTCTTGTGATTGTTCGTGGTACCGGCACGGTCCTTGGCAATTGTTGCGTAGTACGCTGCCATCATTGCGAACTTGGCTGACATAGCCTGAAGTTGCACAATCAGCCGGGTTGCAGAAGATACTGGAATATCAGGCTTAGCGATAATCTTGATAATCCGCGCCATTGCCATGTCAAGGTCTTCATCTTCCATGAATTCGTGCAAGTCATTGAACTCAGTGATTTCGGAGATTAGCTCAAGGACTGTCTTGTCTTCACCCATTGTATAGCTCCTTAACCTCCATTGAGCCGTCGCCGTACCAAGTAACATTGCCATCAGTCCTTACAACCGTTGGCAACTTCTCATACTTAGCCTCGAATACATCGGCAACGCAGGGATAGAACTCACCGTTCATGCCCTTGATGATGTAATCTCCAGCACTAAACTTAATCCATGTTTGGTGCTGGTAGTCATAGACCTCATGGTCAATACCTACGGCAGTCGTCAGACTCCTGATATCCGTCTTCGCAAAGTCGATAATCTCCATCAAGTTCTTACCCGTGAACTGCACGGCTTCAATCTCGAATGGCTTAGTCCTATACCTCGCCATATTTCTCCTCCCATGCCTCAAGCATTTCTTGGAACATACTATCTCCAATTACCCAAAGTCGGGTTCTTGGCTTTCCCTCTTCACCGATTACTAGGCGTAGCGTTGGTTGCCGCTTGCCATTCTTAATTGAGTCGGTGCTAATCTTTGCCCACATTTCTTGTGTGACCGCGAATGACTTTCCGTATTCCTTGATGTCACCTAGGAACGGTCCAAGGATAAAGTCACCCTTCTGGAGACCCCGGCCAGAATTCTTGACCGGGGTTCCACCTACACGCTTAATCTCCGCTTGCTCGTTCGGCATCAGAACCCCTTGAAATCCTTGATTTCGGACTTGTGTCCCTCAGGACAGGTCCACACCAAAGTCTTCTTCTCGGGATTCCAGATTGCAGGCTCGTCGGTCTGCGCAAAACAGATTTGGCAAGCCAGACCGGCATCAACCTCAATTCCCTCTGGTTCAGGCTGAGGCTTGCTCTGGTTCAGAAACTCCTCGAACTTCTTGCTCAATTGGCACCTCCCCGGTCATGACCATTGTGACCTCATCGGTAAGCTGCTTGAACTCGACATCATTATTGCGCATTCTCTGGATGAAACCATCTCTACCCTGAGTCTGTTCGCCGTCATACTTGAACCAAGCCCCCGACTTTCTGACAATCTCATATGCAACGGCAAGGTCTACAACCTCACCAATGAAGTCAATGCCGATAAAGTCTCCAGCGTAGTACAAATCCCATCCGGCTTTCTGGCTCTGTGGGCCAAGCTTATTCTTCTCGACGTACGCTTCGACGCTTCTGGCAACCGGAATTTCCACCAGCCGGTCACCGATTTGAACCTTAGCCTTCTTCTGCTGGTTCTCGGTGTTGCTGGAAGTCAGCTTGATAATCTGGCTTGAGCCAAAGAGAATCTTCTGTCCACCGTGCGGAACCTGCTTGACGTAGGTCTGCTCAATCTTAGTTGTCGTCTGACTAATCAAGACAACCGCTGTCTCGGAATTCTCGTAGTGAATTGCATTTAGCATCATGGTACATGACTTAGCGTGAGCACCTAGCTGCTTCATCCTCTCAAATTCCACAACTCCGCCGTCACCGTCAGTAAACACCTCTGGCAATGCGTCCGACACAGAGTCAATGACCAATGCGTCGATTCCAGCCCTAATGTGGGGCATGATTTCATCGGTGATTGCACCGAAAGACTTCTTCTGGATGAGAATGAGGTTGTCATTATCGATGCCTAGCTTGGCAGCGAAGCCCTTCTCGTACGTTCCCTCAACGTCAATCCATGCGCAAATCCGGCCTTCTTTCTGCCAATTCGCAATGCTCTGCATCCATAGCAGAGACTTTCCGGAACTTGGTGGACCGTAAGTCAGTGTGACTCGACCCTTTCCAATTCCGCCTCCGAGAGCGAGGTTCAGCCCAATGCTCGCGGTCTTCAATCTGATTAGCTCAATTTCCTGAGCCGTCTTTACACGCTTGGCCGTCTTGGGGTCAAGGCGTGCCAGATAATCTTCTAGACTCAACTTTTTCTTTTCTCCTTGTACTGGCTTTCATTCCAGTTAATTTCTAGTTGTTGCGCAAGTGCTCTCATTTGTTTGTTGCGGCTGGCACCTAGCCGCTGGATTACTTGGAGAAGTTCCTCAGGGTCGTCGCTTCGGAAAACAAGAATGTTGTCGTCACCGACGCCCTTGAGGAAGTATCCAATCACCTATTGTCGCCTGAGCCCGTGAGGACTCCGCGCTCCTTGCGAGAGTTTAGTTTGTCTAGGTTTCCCTGAGCAACTACCTCAAGCGAGTAGCCGATTTCATCTGCTGCTCGGGCGACGTACCAGAGAATGTCGCCAAGCTCCTTGGCAATCTCTGTTCGGACTTCATCGGTAATAACTCCTGCGTTGTCACGCAGAATCTTCTTTACCTTGCCCTGAACCTCACCTGACTCGCCAAGACCAAGGGCTACATAAACAAGAGCGGAAATGTTGCCTGTACCCGCGCCTGGGTAAATAGCCGTCTCAGCCGTCTGAAGCTGGTAATCGGTGAAACTCAAATCATTCGACATCTTCTGGAATATCCTTTACATCAATCAAGCCAAGCCTGATTAGCTGACCCTCTTCGACAAAATCGATTGTGAGGGACTTCTCGCCGGTTTGAGCAGTGAGGACTTCATATGGGATGAAGACCTCACCTCCAGCTTCTTCAATGATAGCCGCCAAAAATGGCGCTAGGTCAACGTTCATACAACTCAGTATACATTATGGAGGAAGAGACTTCCATCCTCCGTCTTCTTGAACTCCATGAATGCATCCTGCCCTTCCTTGCACTTCGAATGAGCCTTGGCGAATTGCTGCGGGAATGCCATTACTCGCGTCAGGCTTTTCTCACCATCTGACACAATCATATAAGCCATGTTGTTACCGGCCTTTGTGACGTGCCTTCTAAAGGCGATTGTCTTGTAGCATCCGTCCGTCAACTCTGGGTAACCCTTTGCATACAAATACTGCACGAAGGTGTTCCGAGACTTGCTGGTCAAATCATCAATTGAGACATATCGCTCAATTGAGTTGTTGGATACCATCATGACGTACATCTGACCGGCTTCCATTGGAGTGTCACCATTGGTAAATACTCCTGCGGTTCCAGTCTCATCCAGCAAATCAACCCGCGCCCAATGGTCTTTACGAACAATCTTGCGGGCCATTGCCATGATGAAGAATGTGCCCTTATCTTCATATTCGTCCAAGGTTCTGAACTGGTTCAAAACTCTCGGTGGCAATTCCTTGTACTGGAATGCCGGGATACGAAGGTACTCATATAGGTTATCACGTTCCTGGCCGTGCTTGGGGTTGTCATCGAAATGAGCCGCCCCAATTGCGTTCAGTGATTTGAGAACCGTAGAGGTAAGACCGCTGCCCTTCTCGGCAACCTTCTCCTTCAACTGCTCGTAATTCTCAAATGGCCGGTATTCAAGAAGCTTCGCACCGGTCTTCTCGGCAATGCCCTTGATGTCGATGAGCCCAAATCGAATGTTGCCATTCTCAATGGTGAACTCAAGGTCGGACTTGTTGACGTGAGGCAGGAGAATCTTCAGACCGAGACGCTTGGCCTCAATCAAATACTCCGTCATCTTGTCAGGGTCACCCTCACTCTTGAGCAAAGCGTACATGAATTCTACTGAGTAATTCGTCTTGAGCCATGCCGTCCAGTAGGTCAACAGACCATAGGCAACAGCGTGAGACTTGTTGAACGAATACCCGGCGTGCTCCTCGAAGTCGTGCCATAGCTTCTCAGCGACAGCCCGGTCAACCTTCTTTGCTGCACCCTCAATGAACTCGTCCTGATACTTCTCGAATTCCTTTACGTCTCGCTTCTTACCGATAATCTTTCGAACCTTATCGGCAGTCGCCATTGTCATCCCGGCCAAATCGTGCATAGCCAACATGACTTGCTCCTGATAAACAATCAGACCAAGGGTTTCCTCGGTGATATTCTTCATTACCGGGTGCTCGTATGTAACCTTGGACTTACCAGCCTTACGAAGCTTGAACTCAGGACCAATCGTATTCATAGGACCGGGACGTGCGATAGAGCTACCGACAACAATGTCATTGAACTCCTCACAGCCGGTGTCCAAAATCCACTTGGTGAATGCTGGACCTTCAGCCTGGAATACTCCTCGGGTGTAGCCGTCGCTGAGCATTTGGTAAGTCTTGCGGTCATCAAGAGGGATGGTGTTGGGGTCAATCTCGATTCCCCGCTGCCGCCTGATTTCCTTCAAGGTGTCGTTGATTACTGTCAGTGTCTTTAGACCAAGAGCGTCTAGCTTGATTGCTCCTGTGTCGGCAGCCTCTTCCATATCCGCCGCAATTACCGGAACCCGGCCTCCGACCTTCTTGTCAGGGTTGGCGGCGGTTTCAATTGGCATGAAGTGATTCAAAGGCTCCTTTGACACAACGATACCTGCCGGGTGCTTACCAACGAAGGCAATTCGTCCAGTCAATTCCTTTGACAGCTTCAAAGCATCGGGATATTCCTTGATGAAGGCTGCACCCTCCTTAGACTTCTTGAGCATGTCATAAAACAACTCAGGCTTGTCAGTCGGAGCGTCAATCTTCTTTGTAGCCCGCGCAACATCGGCCTTCGGAACCCGCAATACCTTAGCCGCTGCATTCAGTGCGTTCTTACCCTGGAACTTGTTAATCGTCATAATCTCAGCAACATGCTTGAATTGACGACGCAAGTAATCCTTTACCTCAGACCGGCGAGCGTCCTCGAAATCGGTGTCGATGTCGGGGAAGTCGTTACGCTCCGGGTTGATGAACCGGAAGAACAGCAGTCCATATTCCAGCGGGTCTACCTCAGTAATCTCCAATGCATAACACACCAGAGAACCGGCAGCAGAACCACGACCGGGACCAACCATGATTTCCTGAGACTTTGCCCAGCGAATCATGTTGGCGACAATGAGGAAGTAGGTAGAGAAGTTCTTAGACTTGATAATCTCCAATTCCTCTTCCAGTCGAGCCACGTACTTAGGGTCTTTGTCCAGACCACGGTTACGCAGACCGGCGCGAGCCTTCTTCTCAAGGAGAGTGTCAGGGCTGTCATTCTTTGGCTTCGGCAGAAGGTCTAGGCCCTGGTGGAATGGGTATTCACCAATCATGTCCTTGACTAGGTTTGTATTCTCAACTACATCTGCCCTGTCGAAGCCTCGCCTCTTCATGTCCTGAAGGTGCTCTTGCGCCGACTTAAGGTAAATCTCAATTTCCTGAAAGGTCATCTTCCTGTCAGGGTAGAGATAGTTGTACCGCTCAAGGAAGTCCATCTTCGCTGCCTTGTCAAGGTCAGCCTCGTAGTTCGCCTTTGGATTCGTGGAGATGATGAGCATTGCTTCCTCAATCCACAAATCTTCCTTGCGTGCATAGTGGCAGTCTGACGTAATGACCGGCTTGATGTTCAGCGTGTCTGCTAGATTCAGCAGGTTGGCGTTCAATTCCAGCGGGTTGTGAGACTGCACCTCAATGAAGAACCGGTCCTTCAAGATAGACTTGAGTCTTCTGGCAATGTTGTATGCCGCCTCCATGTCTCCGCGCTCGAATGCCTTGGAGATAAGCCCACCCATACATCCGGACAAAACAATTAGTCCGTCGTTGTACTCTTCCAGCAAATCCATGTCGATTCGTGGCTTGTTGTAGAAGCCCTCTGACCAAGCCGCCTCGTTGAGCTTGTACATCGTCCCCAACCCGGTCTCATTTTGAGCTAGCAAAATGATGTGGTTGTAGGCTGAGGTTCCGTCCTCACGCTTTGCGTTAGAACGTCGGTCGAATCTGTCTGTTGCCGAGATGTAGGCCTCTACTCCCAAGATAGGGGTGATTCCGGCCTTCTTTGCCTCCCGCTGAAATTCGCGGTGGCCGATAAGCGTTCCGTGGTTTGTCTGAGCCAAGTGGGTCATGTCCAATTCCTTGGCTCTCTCAAAGTACCCGGCTGGACTGTCTAGCCCGTCGAGTGCTGAGAAGTAGTCGTGCAGATGTAGCTCTGTGTAGTGCATTTATCTCCTCTGTGGTTCGGCCCACTGCCGTTTAATCGTGTAGTTCGTACCTGATAACGCTCCATGCGTCACCAGTTGCGGCGTTAACTCCTCGCCACCAGTCTTCCTTAACCATGTACCAAGAGAACCAGTTATCAGGGTAGAAGCTGTTGGCGTATTCCATAGCCTTGTGCTCGTTCTTGAAGAAGACCGGCTTTTCGTAGTCATCTTCACCTTCT